CGCTTGGTTGGTGACCGTACCGACCCAGTTCGTAAAGTTGCCGACATCGCACCACCGCACAAGCAGTGGGTCTTGGAAGCCTGTAAACGTGGAGCCAAACGCAATGATCTGGCGCTCTGGCATGGCCACAAAGAAGCCCTCGTTAACCAATGGGGCGTTGGGAATGACAGCGGCATGACCGCTTGCATCTGCGGGGTTCCAGAAGAAAATTTCACCATAATGTGGCGATGCCACTAGGTATTCTCCAAAGTTGTCCAAAGTCCAATCTGGTTCAGTTGGGTTGGGCATTTCAAAGCCCCAAGAGATAACTTCAACTGTTACAACGTCAGAATTATTTATAGGAGATGCAAACGTGAAAAATCCAAATGGTCCTGCAGTCAAAACTGTATATTTGCCATTAAAATAAGTTGATCCAGAAATGGCAATTATGCTTCCAGGTGTCAAATAAATGTCGGTTCCTGTGTTAAGAAATCCTTCTGCTATGGTTCCATTTCCAACAATAGTCACCGATGTGTAGACACGACCAGTACCACTGAAAACAACACCAGTACCGTACCCGCCGTCACCGTAGCCGCCTGTGCCGTAACCGACAGGTGGTGTCGTTGATTGCTGGCCAATGTAGTAGTTTAGACGCGCCAAGCCGTCATTCATTTTAAAAATAATTGCATTTACCTTAGCAGTTCCAAAGACAGTTGCATTGCCTGGGTTTACTCCCTTGGCGTATTCGAAATACCCATTTGAAGAAAACGTTACGGTGTATGTGCCATTGTATCCACCTGGCGACATTCCCGCTATGACAACAGAAGTTCCCACGGGGACGACCGCATTGTTGTTCATAACAATTGTAACTGCACCCGCAGCCCAAGAGGCAGACAATATTTCAAATAAATTTGTTGGGGCGCTTGCCGCAGTAATTGTAAATGTGCTGGTGGAAAGCACTGATGTCACAATGTAGTTCCCGTACAGAATAACGTCACCGATGGTAACGTCACCAATGGCGGTGGCAACCAAGATTGGGAAAGTGGAACCAACGGAATACCCGTGGTCTTCCAAAGTCACAGTTATCGTTGGCGTTGACGGGTTGATTGTTGCTTTAAACGTAGCAACAGCGCCACCGCTTACCGATGACGCAATAAATGTGCCTGTAGACGCGCTGCCAAGGTTGGTTGCGGTAGAAAACGTAAATGTCCCAGATGAAGAGGTTAGGACTGTGTAAGGTCCGGCAAACGATCCGGCCCCAGAAAAAACAACCGTGGCCCCAACATTTACTGTAGTGTCTGTGGGATGCGTTACAGTGACCGTATAGGGTCCAACGCCAGTTGTGGCTATGGTTGTAACCAAGAACCTGTTAGTTGCAGGAGTTACCACCCCGATGATGTTTTTGGCAAGGATACTGTATGTGTTTGCCCCGTTTTGCTCGCATGTGTAGAAGCCAGACAGCACAAGACCACCAATACTGACTTGCGTTTGAATGTAGATTGAATCGTACGATGTAATGTTTGATCCAGTGTCGGTGATGACAACTTCATTGCTTCCAGCGGTAGTGGTAAAGCTAACTGGTATGTTTGCAGTGTAGTATTGCGGCGAAATGTTAATCGCCGTGTTTCCGCTTTCGCTGGCAAACAAGCCAGAGTCAGCGCCAATCCCCAAGTACTTGTGTGTGTTTGTGTCTGACCATGCGTGAAGCGCCCGAACAGTGTCCCATTGGATCGTTTGAATAAACTTTGTCCAGCCACCAAGTTTTTGCGGCAACGCCATACCTTGTTGGTCCGGCATAAAACGGATCAAGTTGGTTTCTGAGATGGCTGCTTCGTTCAGCGCCGGAGTGCGGTTCTGATCAACGCCGGGTATAAGCTTTAGGCTGGCGTGTGGCATGTATTAGCCTCGTGTTGGGCTGGCAACGGTTGCCGGAGATTGTGACGACCACGCTGCGGCTTCAAACTTCTTGCGGGCCTCTTCGACACCAGCCGATTGAAGCAGCAACTGATACTGGTTTTCGTAGCTCTGCGCCATCTGCGGATCGTCGCTTTCCTTGCCAAAGTTCCGCTGGTAGGCTGAAATGTAAACCATTGACACCATCATTAGCAGGTCGGGCAGATACTCGCTGATAAAGGTCGTAGGGACAGAGGCAGACAACGGCGCGGGGCGTGTTGTCCCCACCACTTCAACATAGTAGCTTTGAATTGGAACAGGCCCAACAAGGAACAGAGTATCGTTGAACGGCACGAAATACTTGGGAATGCCACGGTTAGCCACCAAAGACGACCCGTAGACAGCATCCAAAAATTCTTTGGTTGTTGGCAGCAAGGGAACGCGGGTACCAGTGTCTGGGTCGGTGGGCGTGGTTGCGTTCAAAATCAAGTTGATCTGTTCCCCGACCACAAAGGACGTTCCGTTGCCCAAGTCTTGCGAGAAAGACAGGTTTCGGTTGCCAACTGTCAACGCATATCCTGCGCCATGCAGCGATACGGATGTGAACAAAAGGTCAAGATCGCGGCAGATGCGAAGGTTGGCATAGTCGATCATCATGGGGAGAATGGCCACAAAATTTGGGTCATCCTCTGCCACGACCGCCATTTGCGCGACCTGGGTCTTGTATGTGGTGTAAGTTAAGCCAGCCATGCCGTCACCCCTGTGTCTGCGATGACCTTACATCATCCGAGCAGTTTAGCCAATGTCTTAGGTCAGTCGCCGCATCCAGCGTCAATCTGTTGGATTAGCAGCGCCCCAGTAACCAAGGAGCGTGGGCCACCATCCCCCGCTAGTGCCGCAGCATGAGATGTACGGCTCTGCGCCGTATTATTGCAAATGGCGCTATCGTTTGGCGCGGTCAAGCAGCCACTTAGCGGCAGCATCAGGATCAGGCTCTGGAATAACCGCATCAATCCTTTTGGATGTTTCGACATAGCGATTGTATTCCTCAATTTTTTCGGCCTTTTGTGCGGCAGCCCTACCGCCAAGCCATGCCGCCAAAAAAGTTAGCAGGGGCTTTAGAATGGCAGCAAGAAACTTGCTCATGCTTTTCTTTTTTCCCACACGGACCAAAGCGCAACAATAATTGTTACCGCACCACCGCCGAGCGTAGTGGCCGTTTCTGTATCGACGATCCCTTTGCCGACCAAGTAACCGCCAAGCGCAGATACAAGTGCGCGGGCTATCCCAGAAAACTCACTTACAGTCATTTCGCTGTCTCCTTTTTGAACCATTTCATAACGTTAAACCCAGGACAGGCTTTAGAAGCATACTCATTGTGGCCACTCACCTTTGTGACTTTGTAAGTATTGCACAGTTTTGCGATCAATGCACGAAGTGCCTTGTCCTGCTCTGGCGTGAAGTTATCAGAGAACTTGTCAGTGGCCGCAGAACCAAAACCGCCGAACAAGCTGACCCCAATGGTGCCCGTATTGTGCCCCTGCGTGTGAGCGCCAACCTGATCAACAGGGCGACCAAGCGCAAGGGTGCCGTCACGGTCGATCAGGAAGTGATAGCCGATGTCCTTCCAGCCACGGTCCCGCATATGCCACTGGCGTACCTCTGCCACCTTGTCACGGGTAGAATGGTCATCCATCCACTTGGGCTGTGTGGCCGTGCAGTGGACGATGATTTCGCTGATTGGCCTCACTTGATAAGCCTTTCCAGCAACCGCTCAATCTTGGCATCAAGGTTGTCTATGCGGATAATAACACGATTAATGTCCGCATGGACCTCCGATTTGGTGACGTATTCCTTAGCCATCTCTTCGCGGGTTCGGTTCAGCAAGATTTGCAACCGTTGGATTTCACCAAAGGAGTAACGCAGGATCGCCCCAAACAGGGTCAAGCCAGCGGTAAGAAGCATACTCCAGAGGTTTTCGGTTATCATTACCACGGCAATCCGTTAAGCGTGACGGGGTTCTTCTTGGCTTCGATCTGCTGTGCCAACGATGCCTCTGTCGCATCTTTGTCAACCGACCCCCAGACCCATGCCAGCACATCTGCCTCAGTTAATTGATTGTATGGAACAAAAGTTGGGGATGTTGGGTCAGGTGTAAACCCCATGCCGCCATCAAGGGCGGCAACATAGTCCCCATCAACAGCATCAACGCGCCAATGCACTACGATCACGCCGCCATCAAAAGCGTTGCGGTCCATTTGGCTGATGCTCCAAGTAATCGTCATTCTTCTGTTTCCTTACTTAGAGAGGCGGTTAGCATGTTTACGAAGGCATCACGGCCCACTTGAAGTTGGTCTAGGTTAAAGCGCGTTGACCCGATCTTGCGATCCAAGTCTGCGATGTGGTTGATCATAGCCTTTTGTTCGTCGGTCAGTTGATCCTCAGTGTAGTCTGTGCCGTTGATCGTGATGATCTGTGTTTTTTTCTCGCTCATCGTGATCTTCTTTCTGTGTGGAGGCGGTATTATGCCGACACCCCTTTGATGATGGTAAAGTTGACAATTGGGGTGTCAGACGCTGTGCCTGCTACCGATGCCATCGTGACGTTGAAGGACGTGGCAGCCACGATTGCGGTGACAAAAGCCACATAGGTGTTGGTTGCGCCACGGACAGTTACAACCACGGTGTCCGTGATGGCGATGGCAGTGTTTGGCACGGTGAACGAGAAGTATGAGTTGACCACAGCAACCGCAGTAAACAGCGTCACAGCGCCTGTGGTCTTTGCGCCAGTGGTGGGTGTGGTTGTCGTGCGGCTGGTCAACTGCGTGACAGCAACACCTGCGCCAGTGGCGTACCCGATGCCACCTGCACCAGTTGATAGGACGCTGGTTGTGGCTGTGACGGTTGTGAACGTGCCTACAGACGTCCAGCTTGGTGCAGCACCAGCGCCACCAGATACAAATGCTTGTCCAGCCGTGCCATAGGTAGCGCCACCTATGCCCCACTGCCCAGCAGAACCAATTTGGAAGCGTGTGGCGCTAGCTGTTTGGAGAGCAAGGGTCGTAACGGCATTTACAGTCAAACTAGTCGCCGACACATCAATGTTTCCAACAGTGGTTCCACTTTTGCGAAACTGTGCAATGCCGCCATCGCTGCCAGTTCGGTTAAGAATTAAGGCATTGTCGCTCGCTGACAAAATGTCAAAACTAGCGCCGTTGCGGTAGCACACGCCAGTGCCAGAAGTGTTGTCATATAGGGTTGTATCTGTGGTCTGATTTAGCAAAAAATTGCCAGCGGCGTCGATACGCATACGCTCTGCGGCTGCGGTGTGAAGAGTTACAATACCGCCAGTGCCAACCAGTTGACCAATCTGGAGGGTAGAGTTGTTTTCGGTTTGATATACTCGACCATTGTTTGCGATTGATACGTCAACAAAAAGACCTACGCTTGCATCGCCAATATTGTTGAGTCGAAAGTCACCACCCTCTACGCCTACGGCTTTTAAAATAAGAACGCCACTAGCGTTGACGGTTATACGTTCACTGCCGCTTGTGCTAATAGACACAGTATCTGATGCTATTGATCCAATCCCAGTGTAGGTAGCGGCGGCGGTTTCGTTTGCTAAAAACCGAATGCCACCATACATGCTTAACTTTGGATTTGATGCTGGAACACT